CGCGCAGAAGGATCGTGAGCGTGCAGCCGACGAGCGAATCAACGCTGATCGCAGCAAGCACATCGGTGATGATGATGACAAGCAGGGCCCGTCCCATGCCGGTGGCCAACGCCCCGAGCATTACCGACAGGGCAGTGCCATCATCTCGATTCCGAAGGTGCTCCATCTGCGCTCGGCCGATAAGGTCTCGCCGGATCCCGCTCTACGTCACTCTACCGACATCCTCGCGTGCGCCTTTCCCGCCTACAACGGCCTCCTCGTACCCCGTCATGCCGTTGCGGGCACGGCCGGCTCATTCGTGACGCACAACAACAAGGAGTTCAAGCTTGGACATGGTAAGCTCGTGAAGTCTATTCACGATCAGATCTACGTTCCGCTTCCTCAGTCGCTGTCCGTCTCGAACAAGTTCAAGGCCGACTTCCCGCAGGTCGGTGAGATGGCGACTTTACACTACGTGGACAGCCAGGGCGCACTTCGCGCCTCGACTGGTGTCGTGGGTGAGTCGTTCAAGCTCGGGCCGGTCATGATGCAGAAGTACAAGGGCTCCACAGCCAGTGGTTCGTGTGGGGGTGTTTACATCTCCGCTCGTACTGGCTGCGTCATCGGCTTCCACGGTGCGGGTTCGGCCACGTCGCGTCCAGACATGGATGCCTCGTTCTATCCGATCACGCCTCTTTGGATCGCTGAGATGCAGTCAATCGCTTCGGGCAAGAAGCTCTACGACTACGGCAGTGACCAGGCCTACACGCCTGAGCATGATCACCTCCTCCTCACCAACACGGTCACCCCGGACACTCAGGCTGCGTTCTGCGCCGAGAAGTTCCTCTCCGCCGAGATTACCGCTCAGGTGAATCCGCACGTCGCCCCGCCCGTGGCCCAACCGGTCTCGCCATCGCCCACCAACCCGTCTGCTGCGCCGACTTCCAAGAAGGCTGCTAAGAAGGCGAAGAAGGCAGCGAAGGCTGAGGCCGCTAAGGCTGAGCAGGCCAAGGCCGACGTTCCGGACCTCTCAACAATCGTCGAGGAGCCCGATGACAGCGATGACGAGAGCGTCGCCGCTGACTCGGAGCAGTCAAACATGTAGGGAGTCGACTGAGCGACATTCTCGACTCCTACCCATCTGACTTTCGTCGCATCATCGCAGGCGCCACCGACCCGCGGCCCGCGCAGTCCTTCATGCCCTACCTCGGACGTGTCTACCGACCGTACAAGGAGGGATCGAAGGACTATGCGGACCAGGAGGTCGTTGAGTACCTGCGATCGATCGGCGAGAGTCCGGATGCTTACAGCGCTTATAAAGTGGTCCCCAAGACACTTGAAGGCGCACGCACTGCACTCTCACGATACGATCGCCACCCTGACCCACTCTCTCCTTCCATTAAGGCACTATACCACCGCGTGTCTCACTGGCTGGACCTTGAGTTCGGTCCCATTCTCTCCGACTCTCGAGTCATGTCGCTCGAGGAGGTCGAGGAGTGGCTACAACACGGCAAAGCACCAGGCTACCCCTGGTCGCTTAAGTACGCGTTCAAAGAGGATTACATCGCCTCCAACGACTTCGACTTCTATGCGAAGTACTGGGACAAGCTGGCTACGGACAATCACGTCCCGTCGCTTGTCTCGTGCTTCGTTAAGGTCGAGGTCCGCGAGGTAGAGAAGGTCGAAGCGAACAATGTGCGTAGTGTGTCTGTCATGGACACCAACCACATCGTCGCCCACAACCAGCTCGTCCTTCACCAGAACTCACGGCTCGCCTCCACTCCTCTCCAGTCGGCTTCCGCACTTGGTCTCAACATGCTCTCGCATGGTGCGGAAGATCTCATTCGACACATGTCGCCTGACGACTTCGGCTTGTCCCCGAACACCATCGAGATCGACGGCAAAAAGTTTGACTCTCGGTATTGGTCCTTCATATTACTACTCGTAGGATTGTTTCGCGCTCGCATGCTTCGCGCAAGCGACCGCACTCCTGCCAACGAGAAACGCATGAAGAATCTGTACCATGAGCTCGCTCACGCGCCGTTTGTTGACGTCGATGGTCACGTCTATGCCCGTGACGGTGGAAACCCGTCCGGTCAGGCCGCGACAACACCTGACAACATCCTGAAGAACTACATGGACTTTGCTGTGATCTGGATTCTCGTGACTCCTTCCGAGTTTCATCATCACGACATCTACTCGCGCTTCGTGCGCCAGTGCATTGTCGGCGACGACATCAATCTCACCGTCAAGCCAGCCGTCCAGTTTTACTTCAACCCGCTCTCCATCGTGGAGAAGGCGTCCCTAATCGGCATGCAGTACACGCTGCCGACCATGGATTTCCGCCACTTCCACGAATGCACTTTCCTCGGCCACTCGTTCCTCCGAACGTATGTTCCGTCCCTCGACGCATACATGTACCTCCCGGTCATAGATTGCGTCAAGATGCGTACGAACATGCTGATCTTCAATGATCACCTCGGCGGGGATCGACTTGCCAACACGATCGTGCGAGCCTGCGCACTTCGCACCGAGACATTCGCGTGCGAGGGGTGCCGCTCATGGTTTGCGGACCTCATTACCTTCCTGCGTGCCCGCCACAATCCAGCTCGCAACCCGCAGCTGCGCGACGCATGGAAGTCGTACAAGACGGATCATCAGCTCTGGGAGTTGTATTCGGGATTTGAAGACCGGTTCTCGAGCGCGGACCCGACCGCGGTACCCACCGGTTTAAAATCCCAGTCCTCCCGCGCATTATCCATCATGCCGACCTCCGTCGCCCGCAAAGCTCGCTTCGCTGCCGGCACGCCATCCACCAAGAAGATCAAGG